CTTTTATAAGTACGGAGAAATCATTAAATGGCTAAGATTATTGATCCTCTTGATAATCAACAAGAGTTAAATCTACAAGAAGACGAAGAACTTGTCAACTTATTTGACACAGATACACCAAAAGAAACAAAAGCTGCTGAGAATCCTCAGACAACGGCTTCAGAAACTAAAACCGAAGAAAGCAGTGTTCCTGATAAATATCAAGGTAAGTCTATCGAGGAAATTGTTCAGATGCACCAAGAGGCTGAAAAGCTAGTTGGTCGTCAAAGTTCTGAGGTTGGTGAGCTTCGTAAAATCGTAGATGACTTTATCAAGACAAAGGTAGACGAAACTAAGCAAACAGAAGTCCCAGATAATTCGTCAGTAGACGATTTAGACTTTTTTGAAAATCCTAATGAAGCAGTGAGTAAGGCTGTATCCAACAGCTCTGAAATGAAGCAGATGAAGGAGCTACTTGCTAAAACAAAACAGCAGGAAGTTCTAGCACAGCTTCAGAGTCAACATCCAGACTATGTAGACGTTATCCAAGACGATGAGTTTGCTAACTGGGTGAAGGCATCGGACGTAAGGATAGAGCTACTACAACGAGCTGATAAATACGATCTTAATGCTGCTAATGAGCTGCTAACCAACTGGAAGCAGATTAAAGGTGTTAAACAAGTTACGCAACAAGATCGTAAGCAACAGATCAAAGCAGCTTCTACAGGTGGTAAAGGTTCTGGCGAGCCTACCTCAAGAAAGATTTATAAACGTACTGACATANTNCAACTAATGATAAGTGANCCAGAACGCTATAAAGCTAATGTCGATGAATTTGACAGAGCTTATAGAGAAGGTCGCGTTAAATAATCTAACTTATAAAGGTATATAAAAAATGGCAGGTTTAGGTAATTCCAATCACGTCACACCAACCAATGTGGACGCTTTTGTCCCAGAGATTTGGTCAGACGAAATCGCAGCAGCTTACAAGTCTAATCTTGTAATTGCTAACTTAGTAAAGAAAATGAGTCATGTTGGTAAGAAAGGTGATACACTTCACATTCCTAAGCCAGTACGTGGTTCAGCTACTGCTAAGGCAGAAAACACTCAAGTAAACCTAATCGTTGGTGCTGATACAGACTTCACAGTTTCTATCGACAAGCACTACGAGTACTCACGTTTAATTGAGGACATCACTGACGTTCAAGCTCTACCATCACTACGTTCTTTCTACACAGAAGACGCTGGTTATGCTCTAGCTCGTCAGATTGATTCTGACTTAGGTACTCTAGGTAACTCACTATCAGGTCGTTACTACATGGACGCTGGTGCAACTGGTGCGTTGACAGCTTATGCTGCTGACACAGTTCTAGCTGCTGACGTGTTCACTGATGTAGGCTTCCGTACTGCAATCCAACTGCTAGACGATGCAGACGTACCTATGGACAATCGTTTCATGGTTGTTCCTCCTTCAGTTAAGAAGGACATTCTAGGTATTGACCGCTTCAATAGCTCTGACTTCGTTAATGGCCGTCCTGTAGAGAATGGTTTAATTGGCGAAATCTACGGTGTTAAAATCTATGTATCTACTAACCTACCTGAAGTCGAGAGTGCTGCTGAAAACGGTGCTAACGGTCGTGTAGTTGGTGGTATTCTAGGTCATCGTGATGCGTTCATCCTTGCAGAGCAAATGGGTGTTCGTGTTCAGACACAATACAAGCAAGAGTTCTTAGGTGACTTGATGACTGCTGATACAATCTATGGAGTTGCAGAACTTCGTGATGGTGCAGCCGTACAACTAGTCTTCGCTTCTGACGCTACTCCATCAGTTGCAGCACCGTAAGACAATTTGTAAGTAATATGAGGAGAGGTAGGAAACTGCCTCTCTTTTACTTAAGGAAATTATTTACATGAGTCCTAAGAATGAGATAGACCCCATAGAGTATGGGAAGCTACTTAGCAAGGTAGAATCTTTAGAAGAAAAGGTAGGCTCAATGGAGCTTGACCTAAAAGAATTATTAGAACTAGCCAATCGGTCGCGTGGCGCATTTTGGGTAGGTCTTAGTTTAGCATCGTTTATGGGTGCTTTAGCCACTATATTATTTAAACGATTTCTGGGGTAGTACATGGCAATATATCGAGGTATAGGTGGCGCAGGTGATTCCACTACAGATGCTACAGTAACAGCAGTTACGGAGAAAGCTACGGAAGCTGCTGCCTCTGCTAGTTCAGCAGCTACATCTGCTAGTAGTGCTTCCACTTCTGCATCTGCCGCAAGTACATCTGCTACTAATGCCAGCAACAGTGCTTCTAATGCAAGCACTTCAGAAACCAATGCTAGTAACTCTGCTTCTGCTGCTTCAACAAGCGCAAGCAATGCTAGTACATCAGAAACAAACGCTGCTGCATCAGCTAGTGCAGCAAGTACATCAGAAACTAATGCTGCTGCTAGTGAAAGTGCAGCATCTACTTCAGAAACTAACGCTGCAACATCAGAAACAAATGCAGCTACTTCAGAATCTAATGCAGCCAGTTCAGCTAGTGCTGCTAGTACGTCTGCTTCTAATGCAGCGACTAGTGAGTCTAATGCTAGTACCAGTGAAACCAATGCTGCTACATCAGCCACTAACGCTGCTACAAGTGAAACTAATGCTCAGACAGCAGCAGACACAGCCTTATCTGCTTTAGACAACTTTGACGATAGATACTTAGGACAGAAAGCATCTGACCCAACATTAGACAATGATGGTGATGCTTTAGTAGCTGGTGCTTTATACTTTAATACTACTGATGACGTAATGAAGGTGTATGATGGCTCTGCATGGGTAGCTGCTTATGCTTCATTATCAGGTACATTAGTAGCAGTTAATAACTTATCAGACGTAGCTAGTGTATCTGCTTCTCGTACTAACTTAGGTTTAGGTACAGCAGCAACTACTGCATCTACTGATTATGCAACAGCAGCGCAAGGTGCGTTAGCTGACAGTGCAGTTCAATCAGTAGTAGAAGACACTACTCCACAGCTAGGTGGTGCCTTAGACCTAAACTCTAAGTCTATTACTGGTACTGGTAACATTAACATAACTGGTGGCATGATTTTAGATGGTGCTGCTGGCTATGCTAGTATTGAAATTGGTGGTGATTCAGGAGCTTTTATTGATTTAAAAGCACCCAACTCTGATGATTATGATGGTAGGTTAATTACTACTGGTACTGGTTTAAATATAACTAGTGGTTCTGGTGGTGTAACTTTATCGCATCAAAATAGTACTAAACTATCCACAACAGCAACAGGCGTAGATGTAACAGGCACAATAACTACAGATGGTTTAACAACGTCTGGCGACATTAACTTTGGTGATGTTAACAAAGCTATCTTTGGTGCTGATAACGACTTGCAGATTTACCATACAGGTGGTGCTAGTGTAATAAGAGACTCAGGTACTGGTAGTTTATATATAGATGGTAGCAGTGAAATCTTCTTAAGAGGTACGTCTGGCTTTACAAATATGATTAAAGCCATAGATGGTGCGGAAGTTGAGCTATACCATAATAACGCACCAAAACTTAGTACAACAGCCACAGGCATAGACGTAACTGGTACTGTAACTGCTGATGGTTTGACTGTTACGACAGATGCAGTTGGCACTACAGCAGGTGACGAAAAAGACTTTGCATTACTTGGAACAACAGGTGGTTCTCAAGTACGCCTTCGTGAAACTCGTCATACAGATGGTACAACATGGACAACAACAGAAACAAAACTTCACTATTCTATTAATGATAACGCAAGTAAGCAGATGTGGCTTTCTTTCTACAACCCAGATAATATTACTACTAATAACGTCATACGCTTTGGTGAAGGTGACAATGATGAATGGGTACGCATAGACAATGGTAACGTTGGCATTGGTACGAGTTCGCCAAGCACTAAGCTGCACGTAAAAGGCTCGGACGCAACTAGAGAACTTCTGATTGCCGAATCAAATGGTAGTTTTGCTAACGGAGCTGCTTTAGACCTTAAGCGTGATGGCGTCTCTATGGGTAAAGTTGACGCAGATTATTTTGCTGGTATGCGATTTTATGTGACAGACGGTGGTGGAGGAGAATCTACAGAACGTATGCGCATCAACAGCAGTGGCAATGTTGGTATTGGTACGACTTCACCTTCTACGGCATTAGAGGTTAATGGCACAGTAACTGCAACAACAGTAGACTTAGGTGACTGGA